AATTTACCAATTGATTTTAGCCCAAAGCTGGCACCAATGGAAGCCATAATTGACCACTGTAGCCATTCAGGAAATGTAGCTAAAAATTCAATACCTTTAGCAATATGAGGTTGAAAGTACGGGATAAAACTAAAAATTATTATGGCTATAAACGTGAGAGTCCAAGCCTCGTCTTTCCACGAGTCATCACTTGCTTTTGCCATAGCGGTTTCCCATTCGACCTTACCTTCCGCCACCTTTTTTTGCACTGCAACTTTAGCGTCAATCTCTGCAATTTTTAAATTACTTTTAGCAACCGATTCTTTACTCTTATGTTCAAAATACCCACCTACAGCCTTCGATAATCCAGATACAATTAAACCTACCATTATTTGACTCCTATAAATTTTTGACCTTTGACTTGAATACCACTAACACCTTGATAAGGACTTCTTACACCTGCTTCACGATGCGGACAACCACCTTTTGAAAACTTACTCATATCTTTGTATTTTCCAGCAGGTATTCCTCGTTTTAATTTTTCGGTGTAATATCCATCACCTTTCTTTTTAAGACCGTAACCTAAATTTTCATCTACACCCACAGCTTTACTAAAAGTATCATGTTTACGGCCTTTTAATAACTTACCTGTTTTTCGATCACGACTAACTCCATGAGGTTTTGCACCAGGCGGTGCATCTCTAAAAATATTAAAATAGTGATCTTTTTTCGCAGTTTTATAATCATAACCCTTGCCTTCAGGGTCAAAATTACCGCCACCTTTTAAACCTTGTGGGTTAGGTCCTCGTTTAGGTGGTACGGTATTAGTAAGACCGCCACTTTTATTTTTTGGTATTACCTGCGCTCGTCTTCTAACTTCAGGTGAAACAGTGCCGTAAAAAAAATCTTTGCGAAAATATTTGAGGTCACCTCTATTTCTTTGTGTATCTTTTGTTCTACCTTTTTTCATAGCTTTAAATTCATTAGGAGATACTTTTACTTTCTTTAAAATACCAAATTCGTTTGGACCTTTCGAAAATGGTTTTAATGGTTGTTTTGAATACTGTAGTGCAATGTCTTTTTCTGTGGTAAAGAATTTACCAGTGTTTGGGTTTTTTCTTCTTTTTTTTCTTGTTTGAGTAAATGTTTTATAACCTGGCTCCCCTCTATATAAAGCTATGCTTGGGGTGTTTTTAATTTTCTTGTATTTTTTATAACCTCTAACTGCTACGCCTACTCCTCTGACTGTAGGTCCAACGGCTGATAAATTTAAAGCTAATTCTGCAACAGCACCGACACCTTTTGCAAATGCTTTTCTACTTCCAGGATTTTTATTTTCTGCTTTACGCTCTTGTTCCAATCTTGTTTTGATTGGAGACTTACCACGTCTTTTACCGATATTTTGTGCCACTATTTATCTCCCTTACCAGTGTCCTGTTTCAACTTATCACGCATGATGTCTAACTTATCATCTGCTACTCGTATTCTTTCTTTACCAGCTTCCTCTGAATCCTCTCGTTCCATTCTATCTAAATCAATTTGTTGATTAAACTCTTCTTGTGCCCTTTCTTCTTTAAGTAAGAACTCTTCACCCTTACGTTGCATGTCAGCAGCACGCATATCTAACTCTTGTTGTTTTAATCTAACCAATGGATCATCAGCAGGTTGTTCTTGTTCAACTAATTCTTCTGTTAATGCTTGTATTCTTTCTGCATGTACGCCATCAAAAATCTGCCTAAACCCTTCTGGGTCAGTTTGTTGTAATTGCATTACATCAGGTTGTTCTTGTTGAATTAAAATTATAGCTTGAGCCTTAGCTTTGAAAGATATGTGTTCACTAATGTGTGCTTGTAATAAAGCATACACTTGTGGGTTCATTTGTACCATTCTGGTTTTCATAAACGCCATGTGAGCAAAAATATGCGCATCATGGTTTTGAAATTCAAATACTTTTAGAGGTTTCATAGCTAAAGCGTCTGCATTTTCAAGTGCAGGGTCTTTTGGTTGCGGTTCTTCTTGTTTTTTAAGCAAAGTGTTAATGTCTTTTGTACCTAATGCTGCATAAACACGACGATATGCTTCATGTACATTGTGCATTTGCGGATTTGACTGGGCAATTTGCAATTGAGTCTGTGCTAAAGTCACTCTTTGCGACATTGAGAAGATATTTGGGTCTGCAACGGGTATAACATCAACTTCTGGACTAAAATCAGCTTGTTTTACCATGCGATCACCACCATAAACCGCATATGGGTATATTGGAGGCAAATATGAAGCAAAAACATTGTTTAAAAGTCTAAATTCTTGTCGCATTGCATAATAACAACGCTTATGTATGGCACTCATGACTCTAGAACCACGTTCTAAAAGAGCAACAGTCGTACCAACTGCTCTATTTTTACCATCTTCACCGACTTGCATGTCAGCAATTGCTGCAAAACGCTGTCCAGCTTGTACTACAAAGCCTAAAAGTTGAAATAAAGTTTGACTTGGCTCTTTAAATGGTAATTGCATAAAAGAATCTTGTATTCTTCCACCAACAATATCAACATCTCTAAATTCACCTGGTTGAAACGGTTGATCGTCATCACGAATACGCATACCACGAGTTTTAAAACCGGCCGGTAGGTTAGCTAGTGTACCTGCATCTAGTAATTGTCTAAGCGATGCAGTAGCCGTCTTACTTAAACCACCAATCATATGTATCAAACCGAAGCCATAGAAGCCTAAACCTGGTAAAAACTTGTAATGCACAAAAAATTCCTTACGTTTTAGTAATGGATCATCAGGTTCAAAGTTACGATAAATAGATAATATTTCTCTTGAACCTTCGTCTAAAGTTACAATGTAAGGTATCTTTATATTTTTTTCATCGCTTTTGTTTTCAGGATCTACTAAATCTAAATCAACGTGCATCTCTAAAACATTAAATTGATAATCACCATCAGCATCACCAGAACGACTAACACCACTTAATTCACCATATTTATCTTTTACATCACTGTCGTCCATACGACTTGGTAAAATATCTACATCACGATAAAATCCTATTTGTTGTTTTTTTAAAATATCGTTTTCGCTCATACGAACTAGATGTGTAATACGCTCACAGTCTTTTAAGTCTGTAGCATAATAAGGTACAACTAAATCTTCCGCAGGTACAAATTTTGATATTGCTCTTTGTAATACATCATCAAAATAAACTTTTTTAAATGCAGATCCAGCAAGTGGTAAATAAAATAATAATTGATCAAACTCAGGAGTGTATTCTTCCATCTCCTCAGTAATCATATAGTTCATAAATTCTTCAACACGTTGTGCTTGTGCTTCTTTTTCTGGTGTCAAAGCACCTACAACTTTTGAACTAACAGGCCCGTCAGAGGGTAACAATTCCTTGTAAGCTTGCGCTTGAAATTGTGTCACTGATTCAGCAAGCATTGGATGAGTCACTGAACTAGCGCCTTGAAAAGGACCGCTTTCATTATTGTATTTAAAACCTAGTAAATCTAAACCAGAAGTGTACGACTTTTCCCAATCACTTCTTGATTCTTTATCTTTTTTGTAATCGGCAAGTAATTCATTAGCCAGTCCAGCTAATACTCTTTCATCTAAATCTTCAGCAAGATTGACATAAAAATCCTGAGCCTCTTCTTGCACTTGCTCTTGTTCAACAGCCTCATCTGTAATTTCTACATCAACAGGTTCAACTGCATCTACTTCTTCTTGCGTTACTTGAATATTATCTTCAACAGCCATGATTAAGTCACCCTTGTTTTTTTGTTTTTTCCTAGTTTACACTTAACTTGCACATATTTCCCAGTTTTTGCACTCATAGGAATAGCAGTGGGAATAGCTCCTACTTTTTTCAATGGGTTAAACCTTGCTGTACTATTAGCAAGTAACCTTTGTAGCGATTTGTTTTTAGCAGCTATTTGCCTTATACCAGCAGTGGCTTTCTTACGCTTTCTTTCACTAAGTAATTTTGAAATTCTTTTATCTGTAGTCATATCAAAAGTCTACCATTTAAATATATTGACTGCTAGACCACCTTTACTTCTATACAGTTTTAAGGGTTTTTGTTTCATTTCAGGAGTAACTTTTAATCCAAATACATTGTAATAATTTCTTGGATCATCAGCGGGCATGTGGTAAATATTTGTCGCATCATCTAAATTATCGTAAGCATATTGTGCTTCGGCTTTTGTTTTAAAAGCAGCTAAATGTTCATCTTTAAGATTTTCAAAGCTTTCATCACCAAATTTAGGTGCATCTCCTCCTGAATCTCGAGTGGTTTTTCCAATTACTTTATAAGGTTTAGTCGGATCTGATTTTGCCACCTGTATTGTTTTTGCTTCTGTATTGTATTGTTTTGCTAAATCAATCAAAACTTTTGGTAAAACAGCATTAGCTTTTTCATTTTGTCCTTCCATATCATAACCTTTATAGCCCATTTTACCTTTGGCATTTCCATAAAACTTTAAGGAACCAATTTTTTTATCACTTCTTTTTGCTAAAGATACAACCTCAGATGGATTTATTGCAATAAAGTCTACATCATTTTTTGCAGCTTTTTTAATTAAATGTCTCATAGCATGTGCACCCCATTCTTGTCCATTGACATTATCGTAATAAGGTTGAAATACATTGCTTACTTCATAGTTAGACTGCGCTCTTCGTACATCTAATTGACCTTTAGTGCCGTCTTTTTGTATTTTTTCTATTTGTTTATATTCATTTTTTAATTTTGTATATGCTTTCATATTTTTTTCATTTAACAAACCTTTTTGTAAAACATCTTCTATTTCGTAAAATTTTTGTATTCGTCTGTCAGTAAACAGAGGAGCTAACTGGTCATTGTTTACCGGATTTACTCTTGTAGTGTTTACTCCCTCTTTTATATTTTTAGCTACTTGTTGTTGTATATCAGATTGTATTTCATCTAGTACATAAACTTTTTGATTTAAATTATCTTTGGAACTTCGTAAGCCATATCGTACATGATATAATATGTTATGAGCGTCATCTCCATAATGATCAGGCATATTTTGTGTATATTTACCAAATCTATCATCTCCAAAAATATTTTCACCTTTTCTGGCGCCTGTTTTACCACCTTTAAAAAACATGACATCTTCAAAATAGTCTTCAGCACCAAAAAAACGATAAGGTCCTTGATTTGAATTTTTTACATAATTTCCTGTAGCTTGTTGGTCTTGAATCATTTTAAAAAGATCATCTGCGGTTTTGTTTAGATCATCAAACACTACCTTGTAAGGTATTCCTATTTCGTCAAAAGACGGTGCTAAGTTTTTAGCCGACACTAATATGTCAGCCATATCACTTACAAAATCTAAGTCTGCTCCTGATTGAGGTCTGTAGCCTTTAGCAGCACCCATGTTGCGTAACTGATACTCTATTTTGGCTCTTTTATAAGTGGATGTTGCATCGTTTACATGATTGGTAATATCGTTCAATAGTTGTTGTTTGACAGGCATCGTAGTTAATTTATTTGGTAGTTCTTCACTTGCCCTTATGAGCCTTGAATAAATATCATCAAACTTATCAAAAAAATCTTGAGCTAAAACATTAGCGCCACGAGGATTGCCGTACTCGATAACACCGGTGTTTAAAGCAGGGTTTTGTTTTACTAAATTTAATAAAGAGTTAGCTGAAACAGGAACATTATTGTCTTGTGCTAATTTTAAATAACCGCCCACTAAATTATTATTTGCATCAAAGTAAGCAATGTTAGTATCTTCTAATTCATTTCTGGTTAACTTTAGATCAACACCACTGTGGGTTTTTAATAAATTTTCTTGACCTTTTTGAGTTTTATATTTTTGTAATGGTTCTTTTAAACCTTTTTTAAAATAATCGGCCCAAGCAACTGCTGGAGCTTGATAACCTTTTTTTGCAGTAATATTTGGAAAAAGAGATATTGCGTCAAATAATGCAGAACCATTAACCGACGAATCAGCGCCTTCTGATAAATTAAAGCCACCATTGGTGTATGGATATTTTATAACCATATCTCTATTTCTTTCGAATTGTCGATTTTCTTTATTAAATAAAATTATTTCATCTTGTCTTTGTTTAGCTACTTTTTCCGCATCTTGTTCTTTGCGTAACAACATAGCTTGATTTTCTTTTGGTGTATTTGAAGTTTCAAGAGGAGCGCTGTCTTTTTTTTGTAGGTCATCTGCTTTGCTGGTTAAAGCTTTTATACCTTGATAAATTTGTTTACCTTTTCTTATTAAAGGTACACGCTGAGTAACAGCTAAAGCTGCAAGACCAAACGCACCAAGTTCACCTGCTCCTAAGCCCTCATCTTGCTCAACGTTTTCTTTTAATTCTGCCATACGCTCTAATAATAGTTATAGGTTTTTTCGGGTAGATCTTCGTCATCTCTATAGTCTGAGTATAACTCAACAAAGTTCCCCTGACGATACCTTAGTATGGCCTGACTCATAGAATCAACATAGTCATCGTTAGCGCCATGCGGAAACGCGGCACATTCGTCAATGACATCTTCCGCAAATTTTTCACCATATGGATACCACACGGCTCCACTTTCAAACACCGGGGCACAACTGTTTACTCTGGTATGTTTGTCATTCCCTCTGGTTGGCGTGAATGGTACCACTGGAATACCCATGCGTCTAAACTCTTGGGTCAGTGGTTCGCCGGACGCTTTTTGTTCTACAATGATCGTTTCTGGTTCCCAATACTTCTGAGCGTCAAGAGCCACGGCTTTAAGTTCAGGGAAGTCATACTTACCACGGATCGCGTCTAGTAAAATAATATTCGGAGCACCACCTTCTTCAGGATAAAAGACACCCCAAGTCGTGATAGCAGAATAGTCAGCGGTTTCTTTTTTCGAGAACGCCGTATCATAGCTTTGTATGACATGTTGTAACATAGGTAAATGATCCTTGTCCCACGGTTGCCACCAGTCACGTTTAATGATTGCACCCTCTTCTGAAGTGGGTTCTTGCATGTATTGCGCCGACCAGTTACGGATTGGAATAGAAGCTTTAATTTTTTCTAGCTCTTCTAAGTCCCAGTACTCTGGCCACACTGGGTTCCCTGAGTCGAGGATCGCGGGAAACGAAACTTGTTTCCATGTATCTGCTTTAGGTTCAGTTTGAGCCTTCAGTAATCTACCGGTCAAATCGTCCTCGGCCCAACGGGTCATGACTACCAGGATCGAGCCTCCTGGTTGTAAACGTTGTCGGGGTCCTGAAGTGTACCAATCATAAGC